ACGAGAAACTCTCTGTACTTGATCTTCTGTCATACCGAAAACATGAACTGCCATTTGCGAATCACTCCTCACTTTCTATATAGATCATACCTGTTTTCATAACAAATGTCAAGTGGCAAAATCACTTTTCTGCCACTTTTTTTAGTTTTTTTATCAGTTCATCTACACTATCTTCATCTGCCTGATATCGAATACCGATACCACCGGCCTCATTCCAGCGTTTGATATTGTCTGGTTTATCATCTACTAGGATGTTTGGTTTACCTGTAAGACGATTAATAGCATACTTGTGTTTATTACCAGTAAAGATACAGTTCTCTACATCAGGCATAAACCCATGACGTTCCAACCATACTCGTTTCCAGTATGCAGAGTTCATCGTATCTCCACGCAGTGGTGAAGAACAGATTCCCCAATCACCAGTAGAACGAACAAAGTCTATCAGTGTTTGTGTTGTTGGGAAAACGCCAATCCGATTGAAGAAGTCAGTGTTTCGTGCGTCTACTAAAGCACGTTCTTTATCCTTAATCGACTTCCAATGTGTGACGTTGTTTGCCTCTGCAAATGCAGTAAAGAAGTCTGCAATTACTCCGTCCATATCTAAATATAAAGTCATATTTTATCCTTTCACTTTCTGCCGCATTGCGGCCATCTTATAATAATCTTCTAACCATTTCTCAGGCGACTTGATGGTCTGAGAAACACTCATCTTTACTTTGTGGGCACGAAACTGTCGTTTCAGTTCCTTTGCCACTTCAGTTCCTAAGAACCGTGAAATCAGTTTAACCAGTGTCTGGCGAAACGGTAGGTCGTGGTGCATATGTCCAGCAGTGTGTGCAAGTTCATGTAACACAACCCACTTGTTCATTCCACAACTTGGTTGCAGTGCAACTCCACGATACGATGCCTGTCCAGCGACACGAGCATTGTAGTTCACTGTTTTCATAATACGCAGAGCAGGGTCAGACTGTCCTCGTTCAGTAACCAGTGATTGATAAGTCTTAGACTTGACTACTCGTTTGTAGAACTTGGTAATATCTTTTTCAGTCATAGACTGTTTGGCTTCTGGGAACTTACGTTCAGTTGCCCATTCTGATTTGTAGACTTTGTTACGTCCACTATCCACATAAGAGTTCTGAAGGCGTCCAGTTTTCTGTTGTTTCAATTTCTTTGAAACATAGTTAGCATACTTGTTTGCAAGATCGTTACCCATTTTGTTAGTGGCAAGTGCCATCTTGTATGCCTCATGGGCGTCAACTGTTCCTACGAAATTTGCCATTTAATTACCTTTTTTCTCATTTTCTATAATCATGCTACCACAGATTCGCCCGTTTGTCAAGATGTTTTCATAACATTTAATCATAGGTAATCTGGGCTGCATAGTCAATTTCATCAAAGATTTTTTCCAACTCTGCAATTCGTTCCTTACACTTCATCTTTGCGAACCCATTACCAGGCGTCTTCTTTTTAATCTTCTCAATAGACTTCAACATATCCGTGAAGTAAATATACTCATTTTGAATTTGTGTTAGATATTCCATTTGTGCAGTAGTCATTACTAAGCTCCTTTATAACCAAGTGTTCGCATTGCATCCAGTGGGCTAGTTTTCCACGCCAAATCCATGTACTCTTCAACAGTTGCATTCTTTACTAGGAAGTTAATCCAAGTCTTGTAAGGTTTACGGTACTTGAACCGAGCAACAAAAGCAGGTTTCAACTTACCTTCCCAACTAGGATGGGCATCTGGATATACATCCATCATCATCTGGGCACCAGCAAAGTCACCCTTGTACATGAGATACATACCATCCCAAGTAAACATTTCTTTATCAAATTTAGTCATATCAATCTCTCTTTCTCTTTCAACTCATCTTACTTATAGATAATACCATTGTTATCATAACAAGTCAAGAGAAAAGTGGCGAAAATGCCAAAAAAAAGACCCTGTAAAAACAGGGTCTTATGATTTTTTTTGAAAATTTATCTACTTTTTTTCGATAATTCTTGGGAAATCCACCGTTTTGCGATAGGATTCGACACTTTTTTGCGAATCAACATTGCGATTCGCTTCCATACTTTAGCAAACACATCCTCACCAGCCATGTTGTTATCAACAACGATGAAGTTAGACGAACCAAATAGTCTTTGGAATGCACCAATATTCTTCTGAACATCATTCCACATCTCTTTTACTTGGTCATCAGGCAGGGTTCTCTTTCTCTTACGATTCTGTTCTAGTGCAGTATCCAAAGAAGTATTGACAAAAATCATTGAACATTCGTACCCTAGTTGTTTTAGTCCGGCAACTTGTTTTGAAATCTTATTGAAGTCCTTACCAGTTCCATCAATAATCAAACCAAGTCTACCATCCAAGAAGTTACCTTGCATACGCTTTGTAACTCCCTTTGCACGACCACGAATCTCTTGTCCTTTGTCTGAGAAAATATCCTCTGGTGTAGTGTCTAGTCCGGCATCATTCAGCATCTTTTCATAGATGTCATCTGAGTTCACCATCTTTAGACCCATACCACCAGTGGTACGTTTTGCTACATAAGACTTCCCACTTCCTGGGCCGCCTGCCATGAAGATAGCCTTAAATATGTTGGGGTCGTAAACTCCCTCTTTCAGTTCTTCCCATGTTTTCATTTTGTATTCCTAACAACTCCATAGTTCGTTTTCGATATATCTCTTCATAGTATTTAGTATCCTCTTTTTCCTCAATGTCCACCCTCCTGTTAATCTGCTTTTGGAAGTTCATCTTTTTCATTCGGTTTTTGAGTTTTGCGGTCATGTTTGCCTCTTTCATGTTTGAGTTAATAACACATAACAAAGATTTGAGTTGTTTTATTGGCCCTCCCTAAAATACTACATCGCCAGGATCAGCAGAACCTAACGGAATGATTTCTTCTTTTTGTGTTCCACCATCGAATAGTGTAACACCATCTACTGGTAGTGATTCTGACATTGTGTCACGAACACACTCCATATGAACTGTATGTTTGAATTGTCCAATACCTTTACTAAACACATGGTGTGTCTTTGTCACCAAGTATCTGCCGGTATAGTTTACATCAAGTTCTTCCTCTGATGATAAACTAGAACGGTTCATAATTTCCAACCCAACAATATCTCCTGCTTGAATAGAGGTGTTGCCAGGCACTTCAACTCTTAGTGTTAGTGCCGATGCAAGTTGAGCAAAACGAGACTTTCTTCTTTGCAACCATTTATGGGTGTTGATTGTATCGTATGGGGTTTCTGTACCCTCTTGATGCATAGGGGTAAACAGTTCGTTAGTTCTGTCTGTAGTCTGAACATAGAACACTGAATCTGGATACTCTGATAGTTTCAGTCCATAGTCATCAGTTGCTTGTGATAATACTGGCGCTTCTTCTGAACCCGACTTTGTATAACTGTCAATATGCACATCATCATTATATGATTCTACATAGTCGTAATCATAAGTTTTGTATGATTTATTAAACAAGTCAACCTCTAACATTTTTGATGCATACATTCCAGCACGTTGACTTGCAAGGGTATCTGTTGCAGACACCACAGAATATTTGTAAATGTTTTGTAGGTTCTTTGTAAGATCTTGAACACCCTTATCAGTTAGTGTATTTGGGTTTGCCTCTCTATATATCATTCTAGGGTTTTTACGATCCATCATACTATCAAGTGTTCTAAAGAAATAACCTTTGATAGTTTCGTAAAAGAGAAATGTTGGGGCAAAGTTGTATTCTTTGGATAGACTTTTTCTTGCAACCATATTGATAAAATCAAACGGGCGCATATTAGGTGCAACTATCTTGTAGTTGTTTGTTGCCTCTTCATAGAAAAACTCTTTCTTTGAGTTGAGTAGTTCTGGATCACGAACAACCTTCTTTACAATATCAATCGCTGGTTCACCCTTGTATGACTGTGCAACACGAATGTGTCCATTCCTTACAATCTCGGCAGTTGTAAATGAAATGGTATAACCCATGGCTCTGTCATTGAGTTGTTTGGTTGAATTGACTTTGTAGATATAGAATGGTGTCTCTGAGAAGTCTATTGAGTTTTCTCTGTCATATACATCAGTACCATCTGGGGTTGCAAGAATAAGAGACAATTTCTCCTGTCCAATAATCTTGGCATTACCTAAAATGTTGTTAGTATCAGTAAATGTAATATCACCAGTGATTGAGTTGTTAAAAATATCTTCATAGATGTTGACAGTAGTAACCAGTTCAATCAAGTCTAGTTCTAGTCCACCAGTAGTATATAATTTACATTCATTCAGCAAATACTCGTTTGCATACTGAATGGATTGGGTTTCTTCACCACTCATTATTAAACGCCTTTAATTTTTTTGGAAAACTCTTTTTTGATTTCTGGGATGTATTCTGGTTTAATCAGTCTAATCCTTCTTTTCTTTTCTTGAAGTCTATCTTCATACTCATAGTTGGTAACTGGAACTGCACCCGCTGGTAGTGTTGTTGCACTATCATTTGGAAGTTCAATCAGAAAACTTGTGTCACCAGATTCTTGCGTGTATTCATAATGATGAATGCCATTCACATCATCATACTTTGAATAAACATAATCCTCAAACCGTTTTACTGACATTGGCCAATCTGTATAAACATCAATAATATCATTTGTCATAAGAATCAACCAATGCAGTCCTACATCACCATAATATCTATCAGCAACAAACTCTGGGGTTTGTCCATCAATAACATCATAGAAGTCAAACTCTACTGTTGATAATCTTGCTTTACTACTAATTCTGACTCGTCTGGTAATGTCTGTCATTGTTCTGAGAACACCATCACCTTTGACATCATATTCTACTGTTGGGAATTTATTAAAGTATGCCATGATTAGTATCCATCCACAATACGTTCTTTGGTAATGATTTCCAATTCCTTGAACGACAAAGAAATCTCTGTAGAAGATGGTGCAGTATTAATAAAGAACTGTGTTCTATCACCACCGTACTTGACACTTACACTTTCAAGCACACAAGTAGAAATCTTGTTAAGGAATGTATGTTCACCATTTTTATGCATATATTTAATATCAAATGTTGATGGTGAAATCATCGTTCTTTCACTACCATTATAAAATTCAGGCATTGCATGAAATCTAAACATATTCACAATGTTTTTAATATTTTCCGATTCCTCTATACTTTTAGGCACCATCTTGAAATCAAAACTAAAAGAGCGTTTGTCAATACCATTGAACATGAGTTCTTGTCTGTTGTTAGTGATTTTACCAGTTGCAATATTTGTTGCTGCCTTTGCACCTGTAACTATTTTATCAGTTGCACCAGCAGCCAAGTTTTTTGCACCTTCTAAAGCAGCATCTCCAACATCGAACTGCCCACCCACAATTTTATCAATTGCACCACCTGTTCCTGTGATTATCTTACTAATCTCTTCATCACTATAACTTGCAGAGTGAGAGACAGATACTTGGTTTGGCATATAAAGTTGAATAGACGCTGCCAATCTTTTGGTTGGCGCTCTTTCTAGTGCGAGTGTGGAAGATTCTCTTGATACATCAGAACCTCTACCTTGTCGAGTATTGAAACTACCCTTTGGGAACTTAACTTTAGATTGTTCTTGCACATTAACAAAGAATTGAACATAGTGTCCAGTTCGCTCAGTATTTCCAATATCTATCGGATAATTGAGATCACCACCATAAATTCTTTTATAGTTGTTTTGATTAATAGTATTGTGTGCATTACCCATCTAAATAGTCCTATAACCTGTGAAAGTATTTATACCGCATTATGGCATACAAGACCTACAAAGGAAGATATAAACCTTCAAAACCCCAAAAATACAAAGGCGATTCTGATAGTATTATTTATCGTAGTAGTTGGGAACGAAAGTTTATGGTATACTGTGACAGAAGTGACAATATCCTAGAGTGGGGCAGTGAAGAGGTTATTATACCATACCGTTCACCATTAGATGGTAGAATGCACAGATATTTCCCTGATTTCTATATCAAAGTCAGACAGGCAGATGGTTCAATCAAAAAAATGTTGATTGAGGTTAAACCTAAGGCACAGTGTGGGCCTCCTGTTATTCCACAACGCAAAACCAAACGATTTATCACAGAAGTTCGTACATGGGGCGTCAATAAAGCAAAATGGGAAGCAGCACTAGAATGGTGTGCAGATAGAGGTATGGAATTTAAGATACTTACTGAGGATCATCTGGGGTAATCGTATAAATAGAAGTATGACATACTTTGACGATTTACTTGAAAAGACAGGTGGTAAGGAACGCTCAGTTCGCTGGTTTAGAGATACAATCAGAGAAATGGGAACTCCTCCAACACGACAACTGGTCAGTGAAGGATTAGTTAGAGGACGCCCGAGTTTGGGCAGAATGAACTTCTTCTATTATGACGCCAAGAATAAAGCAACCCTACCATATTGGGATAAGTTTCCATTGGTTATGCCCATTGAAGAATATAGAGATGGGTTTCTGGGTCTGAACTTTCACTACTTGTCTATTCCTATGCGACTTAAACTACTCAACGTGATTTCAGAATATGCAACAAACGATAGGATGGATGAAACAACCAGAATTCGTTTAACTTGGAATCGCATTAAAAGAAACCCAATTGTTCGCCCCACTGTAAAACGATATTTGGCATCTAATGTCCAATCGACATTTCGTGTTATTACAGCAGAAGAAATGATGGCAGCAGTTTTACTACCAGTGCAAAGATTTGTTCCTACAGGTATTGAGAATAAAGTCTACGCAGATTCACGGCGTGTCGCTAATGCGCCTAGGAGACCACAATAATGGCATACCACACAATCGACAACTTTATGTCCAGTGTATCAAAGACAGGAGTTGCCCGTCCTAATAGATTTGATGTGGAAATTCTTTTTCCTGGCCCCGTAGAAGCAGCATTTACTGGTTCTAGTAAGGCAACATCAATTAGAGTAGAATCCTTAACTCTGCCTGGAAGAAATATTTCCACAGTAACAAATGATACTATATACGGCCCAACGCATGAACTTGCGGCAGGATTGACATATGCAGATGAGATTACTTTTACTTTTCTTTTATCAAGTGATCTAAATGAAAAAAGAAGATTTGACGTATGGCAAAACTGGATTTACAATCAATCATCATTTAACATGAATTTCTATGAAGATTATGTTTCTACTATCAACATCTATCAGTTAAATGAAAATGACGAAAAGGTGTATGGGTGTCAGATAAGAGAGGCATTTCCCAAATCAGTTAATCCAATAGAGTATAGTAATGAGACAACAAGTGCTGTATTGAAGTTACAGGTTTCGTTTGCATTTAGAGAGTGGGTTCAAATGGATGTTAATGGGGGAACTAATAATGCACCAGCAATTAGGGAAACTGCACCAGTGGTAACATATGATTCCCAACCGATTGATAGAGCTGCAAGAGCATCAGCAAGAGAAAAAGAAGCGCAACAAGAAAAGTTAGATCAAGCAAGAAAAGATATGAAAGAAGCAAAACAACAATTAGAAAAACGGTCAAGTTGGTATTGGCCATTTAACTAACAAAAAGACAGATAAATAATATCACATTATGAGGAGTATATAATATGGCATTACCATTGTTGAAAACGCCAAAACATGAATTGACAATTCCATCCACAGGCGAAACAATTGAATACCGTCCGTTCCTAGTTGGAGAAGAGAAATCACTTCTTCTTGCACTAGAGAGTGGTGAAGATAAGGACATTAGTGAGGCAGTCATGCAAACTGTATCACAATGTACGTTTGGAAAACTGGATATTAAAAAGATGCCGATGTTTGACATCGAATACATCTTTCTGAATATCCGTATGAAGGCAGCAGGTTCTATGGTAACAGTAAACTTGTTGTGTACAGATGACAATGAAACATATGTCGAAACAGAAATTGACTTAGAAAAAGTAGAGGTATTTTTTCCAGAAGGACACGATAGTAACATCAGACTGACTGATGATATTGGACTAGTATTAGAGTATCCAAATATCAATATGACAGGCGATCTTATGGGTGTAGGTGCAGATACAGCATGGACAATCATTAAGAGATGTATTAGACAAATCTATGATACAGAGAATGTCTATGAACGTGCCGATATGGATGACAAAGAATTAGATGATTTCTTGGGGCAGTTGGATGCATCAATGTTCAAGAAGGTTGAACACTTCTTCAACACAGTTCCAAGACTACAACATGAAGTGACAGTGACAAACCCAAAAACTGGCAAAGAGAATAAAATCATGCTTGAGGGGCTACAGAATTTTTTCGGTTAGCCCTTTCACATGATAACCTAATGAATTATATGAAAGTGAATTTTTCGTTGATGCAACATCACAATTATTCACTGGGTGATTTAGAGGAAATGTTGCCATGGGAAAGGGAAGTTTATCTTAATATGTTACTACAACATATTGAAGAAGAAAACATGAGAATGAGACATAATAAATTAAGCAATTAATAATAAAGAGGTCTTAAACATGGCAGAAAAGAAAACAGTCACCGTAGACGAGTCGGTTGCGAAAAAAGATACTAATGGTGATGGACACATTTCCCAAGAAGAAATGGAGATGGATTTGGAATTTAAGAGAAAAGCACTTGAAGATGCTGATGCCCGTAGAGATGCAATGCGTCACATGGCATGGTTTGCTCTTTGGGGTATGTTACTATATCCCTTTGCAGTGGTTATTGCAAATTGGATTGGACTAGATCAAGCATCAAAGATTCTGGGTGATATGGCAGCAACATATTTTGTTTCAGTTGCAGCAATCGTTGCGGCATTCTTTGCTGGTAACGCTTATTCAGATAAAAAGAAATAAGGTAAAGTAAATGGCAACCCTCGCAGATGTAACCAAACAACTTTCTGAAACAACAATACAAAATGTTGCAGAAACACAAAAACTGAATAAGTCGAATGTAACACTTCGTACTAATGTTGTTGATTTGAAAACAGCAGTTCAAGATTCAGCAAAAGCAACAAAGAGAGTTGAGTTTTTAGAAAGTCTGTTAGACAAAAACAATGTAGGTTTAGCAGATACCTTCAAGGATACACTTGCAGGGCCATTAGGAACACTCGCAGATGCAATCCCTGGCAAAGCATTCTTACTACCATTCCTTAAACTTGCGGCACAAAGAACTCCACTAAAAGGTATATTGGAACGTAGAAGAGATGCCGCTCGTGACAAACTACAGACAACAAAGGCAACCACTGCAATTGAACAATCTGGTGCAAACTTTGGTAGTGAAGAAGAGAAACAAGCGGCAATCGAAAGATTAAAACTTGAGATGCAGAAAAAGGAACAAGAAGTTCAGATTGCAGAAAAGAATAAACAAATATCTGAAATGCTTGGACTTGAGATTGAAAAGTTCGATTCGATTGTTGGTAAAACAGAAGAATTAGAAAAAAAGACAAAGAAATCTGCAAAGGGTGGTGGTAAAGTTGCTGCAGCAGATGCTGGTGGCGGCGGTGCTGCTATGGTAGAGGAACAAAGAGATGCAGAAAGAGCATCTGAACGCAGACACCGTGAACTTATTGATGCACTAAAAGGTGGCGCTGGTGGTGATGCACCAGCATCTACAGGTGAAGGTGCAGATGGGCCTCTTAAAGGTGTTGGTGGTGTTATCAAGTCTATTGGTAAAGGGTTTAAGTATCTAGGTAATAATCTTAAAGCGATTGCAAAAGGTGCTCTTGCAATGGGATTGATGGGTGCATCACTTATTCCATTTGCTATATCTGCAAAAATGTTTAATGATGTAGAGTGGGAATCACTTGCAAAAGCGGGTGCATCTCTACTAGGACTTGCCGCTGTAGCGTTTATACTTGGTAAGGCATCTGGTTCTATGATTATTGGTGGGGCTGCAATTGCAGTTCTTGGTGGTGCATTGTGGATTGCTGGTAAAGGTTTCCAACAGTTTGCAGAACTTGATTGGAAAACTATTGGTATGGGGTTTGTTGCAATATTAGGACTTGCAGCTGTTGCGGCAGTATTGTCATTCGCACTACCGTTTATCATTCCAGGCAGTATCGCAATCGCAGCACTTGGTACTGCATTGATACCATTTGCATATGCGGCATCAATGGCGGCGCCTGCCATGACAGAGATTGCAGAGGCGTTTGGACTATTCAAAGATGTTCCCATATCAACTATGTTTGCAATTCCTGCCGCACTCGCAGCGGTTGGTGCTGCTCTAGTTGCAATGTCTGCTGGTAACTTTGTGTCTGGTATCCTTGATGGTATTGGTAAACTCTTTGGTAACGAATCTCCCATTGACAAAATTGTAAGACTTGCAGAGTCAGCACCTAATGTGATTGCACTAGGTTCTGCAATGAGAAGTTTTGGTGATGATGTTGATGCAATGATGGAAGGTCTTGATAGACTTGATCCAGCAAAAGTAGACAAACTAGATGACTTCTCTGAGAAGATTGAGAACTTTGTAGATTCGATGCCTGGCGTTATTGGAACTGCAAAGATTGCTGCATTTGCAGCGGCATTTGCATCTATCGCTGCATCAGCAGGTATTGCACCAGCAGTTGCAGGTGGTATTGAAGCGGCAACTGGTGAAGTTATTGAAGTTCAACAGAATCCAAAAGCATATGTTGCAAAGAGACAAACTCAACAAACAGCGTTACCCACACAAGAACAAGATATTCCAGAAGATATTCAAACTGAAACTGGTGAAACAATTGTAACCCAAAAAGATTCTACTGAAGTTCCAGAAGGCAAAGTTAAAGTCAAATACAAGGGCGAGACAGTTCTTGTTGATAGAGAGGATGCAGAAAAGGTTAAAGCAATTGATGAGGAAATGATTCAGATTAATGATCAGCGTGAACAACTAAGAGAAGCCCACGATAATGCCTCACCGTATCAAAGAATACAAAAGAGAAGAATTAGAGATGCTGATAAACGGTTGATGAATAAACAAATGCAACTAGAAAAACAAAGGAAAGTTGCAATCGCATCAGCAGTTGGTGAAGATACTTCTGGAATGACTACTGTTGCAGAAGATAAACAGTCAGTTGTTGATGCAATGGCAGGTGGCAGATCAAATCAACTGAACAGTGCTCAATCTGAAAATACTGAACTTGCTGGTGCATCCAAAGGAACTACAAACATTGTTGCCCCAACAACAAATAATATTACTAATAACCAATCTGGTGGTGGTAGTGGTGGAGGAAGTATTGTTCCTATTCCAATCAGTGAACCCGATCAAAAAACTAAGGCAATGATTGCAAACAACTTTTAGTGATCGTAGATGTTAGGCCCATCTTTAACATAGACAGGTTTGCAGTATGCAGTAACCCTATCTTTAGGGTCTACTCTACTACTATATGAATAATTGCCGTACTGTCTAGGTATACGCTTAGCGTAATACTGACATACATCAATACTTCTGAATATCATTGCATTAGGTTGTATCTGTCGAAACTCACCTGTTCCCATAACAACTACTAACATAAATGCGTGTATCATCTCTCACCAAATTCTTTTCTAATTTTCCATTCTGCATCAGCAATTCGTAGTTTTATGTTACGAACAAGTTTTTCTGCTTCTGTCTCTGGTATGTGTGGTGGATTGTATATTTCATTTTCCATCCATGCAAGATAAAACAACATACCAATTAAATATGTTATGACAACAATCAAACCAACTAACATTAGTAACCCCTGTTTGCTTTATACTCTATTAACCACCAAACACCACCAATAAGAACTCCAGCACAAATACCAATCAACAACACGATAGCAATAGTTTCAAAAACTTTTCTCTGTCTTTCTTGTTGATCGTAGATTGCTTGCTGTCTCTTCTTACGAATATCTGCTTCCATGCGTAGAAGCTCATCCCATGCAGAAGGCCCTCGTGTCCAAGAGATAATTTGCTTGAGTTCGTCACGCATATCTTCTGCCTTCTTCTTTGCCATAAAGGCAGCCATGGCTTCTTCTTCCACAGAACCAGCATTAAATATTTTTTTGAATAGAGGTGGTTTCTTGGCGTATTCATCTGCCTTCTTGAGGTCAGACATAGCGCCCATCCAGCGCCCAAGATCACTGCCCATAGATTCGATATCTCTGCCGACAGTGAAACCTTTTTTAATAAGATTGAACGCACTCGTTGCTGTAGCAAGAGCGGTAACTGGGTCTATCATTTGTATTTCCTTATGTTGTTACAAATGATAAAGTAATGTTATAGGAATTATTCTCAACTCACAGAAGTATTTATAAGGAAGGTTTAGTCGATGATATTAAATTTTAAATTTTCGTGATCTGGATAGTTGACTACTACAGGGCCTTCTGGACATTCATAGTCAATATGTGCAAGTAGAGTTGCTTCACCCTTTGGTATCATGTTGATATGTTCTTCATCTATACTAAATGAAAAACCAAACTTATCTATCTTATCACTAGCGGGGCCTGAGAACTTTGCAATACTAGGGGTTGCAGTGTGAACCATATATTTACTGTCTTTGACTTCAAGTCTAAATCCAGTAACTTTACAGTCATCTCTGTGTTTTTCTCTTGCAACGATAACATCAAAAGAACCATCTTTTGGGCCATCTGAAATTGTGAAATGTTCTGGCGCCCAAGTAAGAATATCCTTACTTTCAATTTTATCCCATAAAGTATACCCCCCACCAATCAATGCAAGACTGGCAGTGACTACACCAATACCTTTGGTAATATTCTCTAAATCGAAACTAATCATGTATCTATTTATAAAAAAGGGAGACACCATTTCTGATGCCTCCCACTTCTTTCTAATTAGTAGTCTTTTTATGTGGTGTTACGACTCAGAGAGACTTACTGCACAAAGGACTTTACTACTATACCTTATTCATTCGCCAACTTCTCAAAGTATGACATTGCGTCATCCTCATCATCGTCAACCGCAGCCATAGTTGGATTTGGTTCTGATTTGAAGTTGGGTTTGAATGGTGTCTCATCCTCTTCTACCATTGCGGCAGCAGTTTTTGTTGCGATAACAGTTCCAGAAAGGACTGCATCCAAACGAGTTTTCAACTCATCATATGACTTGAAATTGTCTGGGGCAACAAAGTCCGAAAGAGAATGTTCTCCATTATAGATTGCTTCTAGTTCCTCATCTGAAGATTTCAGTTGAGAAGTTTTATCGAAGCCAGACTTATCATAGTTCCAGTAACCGTC